GAAGTAGATGCTGACTCGTATGTCCTGCAGTGGTGCAGCAAGCATCCAAAGAAATGCACGTACAACCGTGACTGGTAAGGGACTTGACAAAACTTTATATTTCCTATATAGTATGTAAAGAAACATTACGGAGTGTATCGTGACTGTAACAACAAACGATCGTGGACAGCAAAACCTGTTCGCCAGAGAACCCCAAATGTATATTTCACAAACTGATGCGGAACGTTACGGTTATGAGTCATATGCAGAAAAAGCAGAGAAATTAAATGGACGCACTGCTATGCTTGGATTTGTTGCTGCTATTGTTTCTTATAGTGTCAGTGGTAGTGTATTTTTCTTTGGGGTCTTCGGATTCTGACATTTCTTGACAATTGGTACATCATTGGTTACAATGATATAAATTATATTGTCAAACATAAAAAATAACTATGGCCTACACCGTTGTACTTAAGACACCTGATGGTGAAGAGACAATTCAAGTCGAATCTGATCAATACATTTTAGACGCAGCTGAAGAGGCTGGAATTGATCTTCCTTATTCTTGTAGAGCTGGCGCATGTTCATCATGTGCTACCAAGATTGAATCAGGTACAGTAGATCAAAGTGACCAATCCTTCCTTGATGATGATCAAATTGAAGAAGGATTTGTATTAACCTGTGTAGCTTATCCAACATCAGATGTGACACTCCTGACGGAACAAGAAGAAAATCTGTATTGACAGATTAAATTCTTATAACTACAATACAAGTAGCCCGGATGGAATGATGTCTAACCCTAACCAACTCTATGAGGACATGGAAAAACTAAATGCCCTTTTCGAAGAGTTATGTTGGGATAATGATGATGAATTAGTTTTCACTCACGACGGTGAGAAGGTCTTTATTATTAACAAAACACAAATTGAAAAATGAGTTTACCAGATTGGTTTGAAAGAACTTCAGATCTTCCATATGATCGACAAAGGTATAAGGTTCATACCAAAACAGGTAGAACATATATCTTCGATGACTATGAACAGGTTCGAGCAATCTGGTTCCAAAGTAAACAACTTCTATCACATATAGAAGTATTAGATAAAGAAACCAAACAAAAAGGATTTAAGGAGAAAACTAATGAACGAAAGAGCAGAAAGAATTAATGGCTGGGCTGCCATGATTGGTGTTGTAGCAGCCATGGGTGCATACGCAACCACAGGCCAAATCATCCCCGGTATTTTTTGATGGGTTTTTTAGTAGCAGCACTGCTGTTGCTAGTTCCAATTGGAGCAGCAGTCAGAAAATCATGATGAGTATGGAATGGGCACAGACAACTATTTTTTTATTAGCACCGTTCTTTTTTATGTTACTTTTGATTGAAACTGAAGATGATGACAACGGACCACCAGACGGTGGTCTAATGACACCAGTATATCAAGGAACAGGGACCTAACGGTCTCTTTTTTATGCAATAAATACTGGTGCCTACACCAGCACCTAATATGGAAGAGAAGAAAGCATCTCCCATCGAAAAAAAGAAAGGTATTCTTGGTAAAATAAAGGAGACAGCCGCTGACAAAGAAGAACAACTAGACATTCTGTCTACTTTTGTTAGGCTTGGTATTCTTGTCTGGTCTGGGGGAATACTCACGTTGGCGTATATTCAGTTACCACCAGTACTTGGTATTCCAGAACAAAAACTAGATCCCACTTTTATCGCCAGCGTCTTCACTGGAGTTTTAGCTACTTTTGGCGTCCAGGCAGCAAAGAAAGGTGCTAATGGAAATGGTAATGGATCTTCTAGTGGTGGTGTTGGTATCACCAAAGAACAGATGGAAAGATTGATTGAGAAGGCATCACAGACAGCACCTACTCAAACTATTCGTGTGGAACAAGCACCAATCAAGTTCATCACTAATGATGGTGAACCACCCGTAAAACCTACCGTGTAAACTTATGAACTTCTTTAAATGGACTGCATTAGGAGTTGGTGGCGTTGTTGCTGTAGCACACATCGGTGTTCTGGGGCACATAATTAAAGCCACAAGAGTACCTGAAGCTCCAGTTATTAATTTTCCTGGAGGAGATTATTCCTCATATAAAATTGAGGCAGGTAAAGAAGGTTATAGTATAGAATATAAAGCAAACGATCCTGCCATCCTAGAATCTCAAAGGTCATTATCCTCAGATAAGAATAAGAAAGGTTTCTTTGGTGGTGGTACTGAGAGTCGTCGTGAATGGCGTAAAGATCAATTCACAATGGACGGCACTAGAAATCTAGGAGGTGCTGTATTAGACGGCGAGGGAAAGTCTGCAAAAGAAATCGAGTGTATCGTGGCGGACGCTGGAGCACGATCACAAGGTGCAATGGCAGGAACTAGTATTGCTGCTGGAGTCGGTGTCCCTGCTGTAATTGGTATTCCATATGTTGGATGGTTAGCAGCTGGTTGGGTGTCACTTTTAGGTGGTAGAGTAGGTTCTAGTGTTGGTTCTACTGTTGGTTCGGTATTTAATGATTGTTAAGGTTAGGACTCACTAACATATTACCACAATAAGAATATACTACTATAATAGATAGTGTAGTAATAAAAAACATAATGAATTTTGTTCGTGCAATGATTCTCGCTACAATAGCGGCATTCATTTTTTTCTTACCTAAGGGTGCGTATGCAGTAGATGTAGCAATGGGTGCTAATGGTAACCTAGCATTCTCACCGAATGAGATCACAATCTCTGCTGGTGATACAGTTCACTTCATTAATGAATCACTACCTCCTCACAATATTATTGTTGAGGCACGTCCAGATCTTTCTAGAGAAGCATTGTTGTTTGCTCCAGGAGAATCACAAGACGTTGTATTTGCTGACACAGGAGATTATAACTTCTTCTGTGGTCCCCATCAGGGTGCAGGTATGACTGGCGTAGTTCATGTCGAGTAAGAATTATATAACCAAAGAACAATGTCAGGAGATGATTGATGATGCTATTCGACGACATAATCGCAACGCTTCTATTATCAGTTTCTCTGTCGGGTGGGTTGTTCTCGCTTTATTTTCTGAGGGTCTACTCAGATTACTTGGGATCATTCCGCCATTGACAGATTGGTTAGACTTAAGTATAAAGTAGAGTTTTGTCTTAGGTTCATAACAATCATTGTAAAGGTATTTTTCAGATGGTTTTATCAGACGTTTTAATATGGGTGTCAATCCCATTCGTGTTCCTTACTATAATATTTGGATTTTATAGAGGTGAAAATTTTTACTATGAAAGTAGTAAGTATGATGGTCATGGTACAGCACATAAGGTTTTAAAATAAATGAATTCTGAAAAGATTAAATTACGTTATAATTTTTCCATGAGTGCTTTTTCTAGAATGTATGGAACAAATACAGTTAGTGCTTCAAAAGATATCCATGAATTCTGCCATAAGTGGTCAGAGTCCAATGAAGAGACACCAGATGGAACTTTAGTATCAATTAATTTTTACTTTAAAGACAGGTGGGATGCCTGGGGAGGAAATTTGTGATTCACTTTTCAGCTTGGTTGTTAAATAATCCTATAACACTAGGTGGTTTATGCTTGTCTTTAGTATATGTCCCGGTGTTAGGTATGTGGGCTGTACATAAGTATGACTGGCAACATTGGGAACCATTCACCAAGAAACACCATGAACACTAAAGATTTACATCAATCATTACAGAATAGGGTATATGAAATTTTTCTTGAAAATTTAATTGATGATTCAGAACACAATTATGAACCTGGTTGGGTGGATGTGACATACTCCCAATATGACTGGGAGGAGTTCTGGGAAGGGGACGGTATATGAAACTAACTCTATTGTTATCATTGTCACCACTCCTTATCATCTTCATCATTCTCAAACTTGCGGTATGGGTATCTGCAGTTAATACAGAAAACTCTTATGTCAAACAAGAACCTCTACGAAAACGAGGACCCTTTGTGGCAGATGCATATGCAGACGTTGATGCAGAGGAAGAGGAATATGGAGATCGCACAGACTATAGATGATGCCCTTCATCAATACTATGTTGTGGAGCAAGGAAAACCTGTCCCCAATTGGAGATATGTGAAAGATCAAGATTGGTGGATAGAATATTTAAAAGATTTAGGAATTGATCCGAGGAACCCATGAACTTTGAATTAGATATGGATGACTATGCAATCATCCTCAATGCATTACACTACTACAAGAAGGTTGAGAAACGAGGAAACTTCAAACAGTATGATGACGAACGCATCAATCAATTAAGAGATAAGATGGCATATCAACTAATACCATCTCCAAATAGTGGTAATAGATTATGAATTTATTATTACGTCCTTTAGATAATCCAGATGATCCTGTATGGTCAGTAATTATTTGTGTAATACTTGCAGTCATAGGTGCACTGTTTGTAATTATATACATACTAAGAGAAGCATTTGCTGAATTAGACGATGGCAGACCAAATCAATCAGAAAGATGCGAATCAGGACCAGCAGATAGCACTCCTAACACACAGGATTGAAGATGCTGAGAAAACTCAAGAAGAGTTTCGTGACAGGATTCGTAAACTTGAAAGGTGGGTTTGGGGTGCTGGTGCCGTCATATCAGCAGCAATCACAATTATCGGTTTAGCAATGGCAGCAGATGCCAAGGAGATTACCTATGGGAGCCATGACACCACCAAGCAGGAAGTCCTGCTACAATTTCAGAGTAACGGAGATTAATCGTGTTCTTGATGGCGATACTATCGATGTCACTATTGACCTCGGGTTTGATTTATACAAGAAAGAAAGAGTTAGAGTTGCAGGAGTTGATACACCGGAGAAAAGAACTAGAAATCTAGAGGAGAAGGCACTTGGAATCGAAGCAACCAACTGGCTCAAAGAGAAACTCGAAGGCACTTTGGCTGGTGATGATGAGTTGTCTGTTAGGACTGAACTTGTTGGTGGCACTGGGAAGTATGGGCGTCTTCTTGGTTGGCTTTACATCGGGGATGCAGACGTGTCACTCAACGAACAAATGATTGAGGAGGGTTATGCTCATGCATACGACGGAGGAACTAAAAATATGGATCTCGAAGCACTCAGAGAGATCAGAAGATCACACGGCACGATGGTGTAGAAGTGCTGTCTGTGGATCTTCCGTGTTTATTCCTAATTCAGAATTTGAAGGGGAAAATTGTGAACTAACTTGTGACATCAAAAAAGATTAAAAGATAACTAGATAGTATAATGACAATGGTAAAATTATGCAAAAAGTAATTAATGTTCTAGCAGTCCTATCATTTGTAGGAACTGCTGGTATCATCGGAGGTGGTACTGCACTATATCTCAATAAGGATTCTATTATTGAGAATGTAAAAAATCAAATAGCATCAGCAGCAACAGAAGCAATTGCAGGAGAACTTCCTGGAATGTTAGATTCTGCAATGCCTGATGTTCCTAAAACAACAGGTGGTGTAGTTCCTATGGGAGAGGGTGGTCTGAGACTTCCTTAAATTATGGATATACCTAATATTAATATTCCTAATAATGATATTCGTATCGGTAATATTCGTGATTTAAGCATTAATGTAATGCCTGATTGGATGGTTAATCCTCCACAGGCACTACCAGTTTACCCACCCGTGACTACACAGGTGGGTGTTCCTATTGTTAATATACCTGGATGTGTAGAGTCCCATAGAGATAGTAGTGAGAATCAAACACTAAAGGATGATGATAAGGATGGTGTCCAGGTATTCTGTGATGCTGGAACTCCTAATTTTTATCCCATTGATTATGATCCAAATAAGTTAGAAATGACAACAGAGGCACCACCGCCTCCACCTATGAAATCTCCTGAGAAAGAAGAGGATACTAAAACAGATACCAAAACACCATCAGCTCCTAAAACTGACACCACATTAGCAGAGTGTCCTACAAGAGAGCAACAGTTAAAGAACCCTGTAGGGAAAGTATTAGAAAATAATAAAAAGATAGTCAGGTATGAGACAGTAGGAAAAGAATGTCTCCCTGTATTTGAGAATTTAAATATACCAGATCAGATTGTTGCTAACCTACCATCTCCAGGTGCTGTAACTGTTACTGCATCTATTGCCGTGGTGGCAACGACCTCGGCACTGCTTGCAAAACCTCTTGCTGATCTTTTGTTAAAAGTGGTGAAACCTGTGACGAAGAAGGTTGTGAAGAAGATTGCGACCTTACGGGGTAAGAAACCCCC